AATATATCTAGATGTAACGGTTTTGTCAGCAAGTCTAAATCTAGCCTTGTATTCTGATAAATCCTTTTCTTTTCCATCTTCACCAGTAACATATATACTAAAATAATAATCACATCCTTGCGGAACAACAATGCTACCCTTACTAAAAGTCATATCGTATCTCTCTTTATTTTATTTGTCTCAGCAATAGATTTATCTCTATTTAATAAAAATTGTATAGAACTGCCCATAACACTTGTCATTGCTTGACCAAAAATAACACCAGCTTCACTCTGTGTTATTTCTTGGTTATTAACAGCATCTAATAATTGAGCTCTTGTAGATATCATCAATCTATCAAATATTCCTGTAGCCTTTTCAAGATCGTCATTTAATGTAAGTACAGTTGTTAAATCATTTATATCGATTTTCATGATAACATACCGATACTATTATTTTATGTCCGGAAGTTTTTTCATTTCTTCTAATTTCTTATCAGTCATTGGTTCTCCTGGAGCTATTGTAAATCTTTTTCTAGATTTTACTACCTCTCTACCGTTACTATCTTTTACAAATTCAGGGATAGTCATTCTTTTTAATTTTTTAACCAATCCTTTTGTTAAGTATTGAGTTTCACCACTTCTAACTAGAAATCTTTCTGTTTGTCCAATAACCGTATTTCCCCAATATACTTCTTCTATTCTATTGTCAGAGTCATCTTTAATGTCAATAGTTGAATCGTGATCAGTTATAATAACTGGTATTTTAATGTATAAATCTTCAGCTCTCAATGCTTTCATTTCTGATATTGAAGGATTCTTCTTAGTACCAGTTTCTTTTTTCACTTCTTCTTTTACTTGCTCATTCTTTTCTTGTTTATATTTGTTTAATATCTCGATATATTGAGCATTTGTAACTTTATCAATATTTTCATTTATTTCTTTAACTTTATCATCTAACTTATATGCAGATATTGCTTTTTGTAATTCAGCTTTTGTCATTTCTTCGAATGTTTTTGCCATTGTATTATCCTTTTTTTTATGTGTAATTTTTGTTTTAATCCAATTATACAGACAATATACTTAATACATACTTATGCTATATATTGTGTTTTATGGATATAAAAAAAGCTCCTGAATAAATCAGAAGCTTTTAATGAATGTTTAATATATATTAAAATTAAATTAATTTATATTATCCTACTTTTGAAACTGTACATTTTAATGCAGCTATTCTTTCTGGTCTGTAACATAAGAAACCATATGACCATTTACACATTGCTCCACCAACTTCACCATAGATATCGTTGTGAACATCACCTCTAGGAGATATGTGTTTCGCTTTAGTTTGATTTCCACCAAATCCAGCAATTGTAAATGAATCATCACCAACAACTAGTATAGTGAATACATCATAATTATAATCACCAGTTGAATTATTTAATGTTTTGTACATTTTAGCTTGTTGAGCCTCATCTGCACTATCACCGTCACCATTATCATTGTTAGCACCAACAGTTTCTCCACCACCAAATGATTTTTGAAGATCCGGAACCACAACAAATCTAAATGGTAATCCATCAAGCATACCAACTTCACCGTCAATTACACCACCCATTTGCTCTGCACCAGCAGCATAGTGAGCTAAATCTTTCCATACATAAACTCCACCAGGACCTTGTATTCTTTTTAGTGTAGGCATTAACTCTCTGTTAATATATGCAATATATCCACCAGTAACAACTACAGTATCTTGTAAATCAACACCTTTAATCATTTCTGTATCCATAGGTACATCATTATCTTGAAGTTTTAATCCAAATGCCTCAAGAGATTCATATGTTAATACATCATTACCATCTAACTCTTCCTCTGTAACTACAGAAGCATCAGTTGTACTAAGCATTGTGTTTTTAGTTGCAGCAGCCATTAAACTATTTTGTACTTGTTGTTCTTTTGAGTCAACAACAGCATCAGCTAAATCAGCAATTTTTCTTGCAACTTGACCAACTCTTGAATCTAAATCAACAGATCTAACTGTATATTTAGTATGAACACCATGATGAGTTAATTTAGCACTAACAAGCTTGCTTGTACCCATTAAACCATTCATCATTCCACCTTCTTCTGGTAATGGAACTATTTGTCCAGTAAATGCAGAATATGGTGTTTGTCCACCAAGAATTTCTCCAGCACCGTGTCTGATTTCTTCACCATCTTGTAAATCAGCTTCTGCAGCATCTTTTGCTTTTGCACTTGCAGCTGCATAATCATGACCTGTTTCAATTAAATAATCTTTAGCTGTATATTTAGCAATAATTGCACCAGTATCAGTTGTTCTGTAGTAAACACCTTTTAATAATGTTGCATAGTTTGCATCAATATTTTGTCTTACCATATTGTCTTTATGTAGCATTGGATATCTAACTTCTTTAGTTAATGTATCACCATGATTTTTTGGCATATTATATACAGATGCTCTTGTTGAGAAGAATCTCTTTCTTTTTGGCATTTTTACTACTGCCTCTAATACCTTTTCAGGTGTAAACTGTCTATTTATTGTTTCTGAAGTATCATATCCAGAATTAAACTTATCCATAACTGCCATTTTATTATCCTTTTATAGCATATTTTATCTACATTGCCATCAATCTTTTCCATTCACTTCTAAAATCATTGCTTGATTTTGAAGTTTCTGGAATAGATTGTGATGTAGATTTTGGTTTAGATGCACTAACTGCAGCTGCTCTTGCAGCTTCTATCTTTGCATCCGCCTCTTCTTTAGCGATTCTAGCTTTTTCTGCATATTCTCTTTCTAGTCTTTCTTTCTCAATCCTAGCTTTTTCCTGTGCAATTTTTTCTATTCGCTCATTTTCCGTATCTTGCAATTTATTAACTTCGTTAGCTTCAGATTGTCTAGACATATTATCTAATTCAGCTTGTCTTGCAATTTCTGAATTATAAATTTTACTTGCTTCTTCATATTGTTGAATATTTGTTAATGCCCTGAAACCATAGTCAGACATTTTCAAATTCTCGGCAATAGCACTTACTTTATCATAAACACCATTGCTCATTTGTTCAGCAAGTCTAGCACTCATAATCCTACCCTGTTCTCCGTTTAATAACATTGCTGCACTATCCGTATCCCATTCGTTAATGATAGTATTGGTTAGTCGTTGTTCTACTCCATAATCAGATGCAATATCTCTTATATCTTCAAATAACATTTCTTCTTTGCTTACAATATTTCCATCATTTTGATAATTAATATCCTCATCTGGAACATCTATGTAATCAGTAGCATCAATATTATTCTTTTTTATAAAATATTTTAATGCCTCTGTATCACCTTTAACTATTTTGGCAGCAAGCTTAAGATCTTCAGGTTTGTCAATAAGTTCCTCATTTTCAAGGAATTTAATAACGGGTTTAACCTTCTTATATCCATTTAACTTTTCAGTTAATCCATTTGCCATCTGTAGATTTTTAACTATCTTATCTGGATCACTAAATCCTTTTACCATTCTACCATTAGCTTTGAAATCAGATGTTACCTTTTCCTGAAACGCTTTAAGTTCTTCATATTGTTTAAGTATGTTATCATACTCTTGCTTACTGATACTAGATTTATCGTCAGAAGAAGATTCGTCTTCATTCTTCTTATTGTCGTCTTGTACAGCTTCATCAGGCTGAGAGTCTTCCTGTTGATTTTCATTATTACTATCTTGTGTATCCTGATTTGGAGCGACCTCTTCATCATTCGTTTCACCGTCCTGATTTTCACTACTATCAACTTCTGTGTCCTCAATGTTTGTTTCTTGTGGTTCTGCTGTTTCATCTCCTGTTTCAGGTGAACCATTATTATCTAATTCTTCGGAACCACCATTGTTATTAGCTTCTTCATAATTAGTTTTTTCCTCGTCACTCATAACTTTACTAGTAAATTCACCATTTAGCATGGCATTCATTTCTTCTTCAATTGTCATAATCATCTCCATTTATATTTTTCATAATTTCTTCTCGGAAAGCTTCTTCTTTCTCAAGAGATAATCTTAATGATCTAATGCTGTTGTTTTTTGACTCTAAATAATTTCTAAGCAATCTAATACTTGATAATCTATTTAAAATCATTTTCTCAGCTTTAGAATCATTATCATTATAAATTATACTGTCTCCGAGTCTTTTAGATTCATTAACAAGCAATTCTTCAATTATAAATTTATTAAATGAATTTGATTTATACATCTTCACAAATTCTTCAGCTTCTATTAATTTATTTCTTAAATTATTAATAGAATCATCTATTAATTTTAATTCGACATCATTGTCATTCGAGTTAAATATTTCATCCATTGCCCGCACCTTTTCTTATGTTTGTATTTACTAGCAGTTTTTAGTCATACAGTATGGACTATCATGTCTATTATTGTGCACTCTGCTGTGGAGCAGGAACACTATTTTGTTGAACTTCTTGTTGTTGTTGTAATATTTGAATAGCATTTGCAGCTACTGGATCACCTTGTTGAGCAGCTGCCTGTACTGCTGTTGGATTAACTTGTCCACCCATTATAGCATCAGCCAATTGACTTGCTTTAGCTAATACTTCTTGAGCTTGAGGGTCTCCAAAATTTTGACCATCTTGTTGTTGTAGCCCTAAACCTGCAACTATAGCACTTGCAGCTTGATTTGGTTGTTGTTGCTGCTGTTGCATTCCGTGTTGAACACCAACTTGATATCCTTCTTGAGCACCAGCATCATAACCTTCTTGTGTACCAGTTCCATATCCTTCTTGTGCACCTCGTGCATATCCTTCATCGTGAGCCTGTGCAGTTAATCCTGCTAATTCTGGGTGTATTGCCATAATTATTTTCCTTCTTTGTTTTTTGTTTTTAATTGTGTTGCTAATTTTGCCATCTCTATCTCATTTTTTGAATCTTCTCTGAATTGTTGATCTTCAACTTCTCGTTTCCTATGTTCACCAGTAGTTCTATCAACAAAATCAGCATCAAGCATATCTGTTTGACTAGATAGATATTCAGCTTTCTTAGCATGTTCTTCTGCTCTTGCTTTTTTAAGTATCACATCTGCTTCAATATTTTCAGCAGATCTAGTATTTCTTTCTTTTATTCTACTATCAGCTTCTTCAATTCCTTTAGCCATTTCAGCTATTTTCATTTGAAGCAATTTATTTTCTAACTCAAGATTTGACATTTGAGCATTTCTCATAGCCACTTCTTCTTTACTAGGTTGTGGTTCATATTCCTCAACTGTTTTAGCTAAGTCAGGTCTACCTTTTAATCTAAGTATATCAGCAAATACTATATTCTTTATTTTTGGATCAATAGTATCTCCAGCTGCTTGTAATATAAATGATAATGTATCAGCTGTTTCTTGATCTTTTGCTGGTGTGCTAACATCTATATCTATATCGAAATTACCTTGTATATCTTCTAATTTAACAGTAACAAATTCTTCATCAGTTATTCGTACAATTTCTTCTGGACTTGCAAACATCTGCATATTTGCTATATCTTGAGCTATCATATCTTTAAACAATTGACTACTCATTCTTCTTAATATACTTAATTCTCTTCTACTACTACTATCTGTTGCTGCTTTTATTCCAGTAGCGGAACCACTAGGGGCTTGAACTCCATGATTATACATTGGATTTCCACTTAGACTCTCTGCGTCTTTTTGTTGCATATCTATAACTTGGAAAATGCTAGAATCTATAGGTTCAACAGATATAGTTTTTACAGCTTTATCAATATTTACATCTGATCTATATCTTGCATCATTACCCATTTCCCATGCATTCCATTCTGCTTGGCTACCAAATGTGTCTTCCATTATCAGTTTTTGACCAACAGCTCTTGTACTTGTTATGTCGTGTACCGCTCTAGTCATTTTACCAATAGCTTCTTGATTTTCTTTTAATAATTTAGCATCTGGCTCACCATGGAATTGACCTCGAACCGGCATATATGTTGTTGCACTAAACGGTAATCTTTTGTGAGGAAATGGATTTTCTTCCAATCGTACTAAAGTGGTTCCGATCCAACTAGCTACAATAGGTTTAACTATTCCTGAACCATCGATATCCCAATATCCCCAATATTCATGTATTCGTACTTTTTTTCTTGCTCTATCACTAAATATAAAGCTAGTTACCTTTGCACTATCATATTCATCAAATGATTCCCAATCTTTTTTAAAGTCTATGCTGTCAAGATTCTTGTAATATCCAATTCCTGTTTTAGGATCAAACTTATCTTTAACAAGAATACTATAGTCAACATCATAATCATGAGTTATAAATCTTGCTTTCGACATATCACCTTTACAAGTAGGATCCACGATAAGCCTTTCTAGTTCACAAACTTCGTGTATTGGATGATTTTTAATTATTCTTTCTTTTTCGATTTCTATTTTTTCAGAACCAATAAGCATTGGTTCTCCAGTTTCAAGCATTGCTTGAGCCTGTTCATTTGTCATAGAACCTTCTTGTACCATTTTTGACATAAGCATTAATGATTCTCCAGGACTAGCATATAGTGGCT